GAACATGGCGGACATTCGTATCAACAGCGCGAAACTGACGCAGACTATCGTCAAGATGATGTGTCATAACCACCCGAACCCGACGAAGTGTAAACCGCTCGCCGAATCGGCTGTGCTATTGCTTCGACAAGACGACCGTAACTTGCAGAACGCTGAACGCGCCTATGCAGAATTGTTACGTGCTGAGGCAGGTTGGGAACCGTCAGAACCCGTTGAGTCCCATGAGTAGCGACTACGTAACAGGAGGTCTGCCGCTCAGCGACCTCCTAACGCTGTTCTACGTCGTCCCTCTCGCTCCGATATACCTAGACAAGCCTAACCTAGTTATTCGCCCTGACGGGCGCGTACACGGCGTATTTCCCGACGCGGGCGTGACGTTCATTATCACTCCTGAAGACGTCACACCTTGGCAAGAAGCGTACGACGCTAACGTGGCACTATTCCGCTGAGCGAACGCGGCACTATTCCCCCGCTAATACGTGACACCTACCCGCCGTGTCGGTTATACTCTGAACAATACGTATAGACCGACACGGAGCTTCACCCATGCCAACCTCATCAGGGTTAGTTACTAAGCAAGAGCTTATCGACGCCCAACTCGACACCGCACACCTAGGACGCGTCACGCTGTCTCAAGACGAAGCAGGTAATCCGATCACTACCAGTACGAACCGTACGGGCGGAGTAAATAAAACACTCGACGCGCTTGAGGCGGAATATATCTCTGCAATCCAAGCAGTCGGAGGCGTACCCCTAGGTATATGGCAATCGGGGGTTACAACGTTTAACGCCTACAACGAATACGCCGTGTACAACGGCATTCCGTACAAGCCACGCACCGCTACGACGTTACCGTACGTAGCGCAAGGCGCTGACCCTACCGTCGCGCCGGACTCTACGTTTGTACAGCCGTATCAAGAGAACGACTACGGGTCAATAACAGAAGGATTTGAGGTTAAACACAGACGCGGCACAGACGCTGAAATCATGGTTGGTACACCTGCAATTGGTGAGTTTTGGTATAACACGGATGATGGTTCGATCCATGCAGGTGATGGCGTTACTCTGGGGGGTATCAAACACATAAATACCTCAAATCTATCTAATTACACAGATAGATTATATAAAGCCTTTGGTGGTAAGTCTGCCGTTGAAAATATGGTATCAGGTACACCAGCATCCTCAGTGGTGGGCGACATTTGCTCTTGCTCTGGGGGTTTGTTTGAGAGAGTCGGCAATTCTGGTAGTATTTCAGATTTCAAGCAGTTAACGCCCGTTATATTTGACACAACGGAGGCTGCAATTTCAGGGTATGAGTTCCCGACTTCATTACCAGCCGGATTCACTATAGAAACTAGGTCATACAGATCCTCTGGTGAGTGCATTACAACTAGATGGATCTCGACAGGGCTAACGGTTGCATCATCGCAAGCACCTGTTAACCTGGGCGATGTTAAGTTCAGTGATGCTAATGGTAACGAGTTTGAAATAGAAAGATTAGATAGACCTTCCCAGATTGGGATGTACCTTGATGGCGTTACAGATGATACTCAATATTTCGAGCTTCTTGCTAACCTTAACAAGCTAACATCACTCAAACCAAGTGATGTTATAAAGCTATCAACGGTAAACGTAACCTCGGATGATGTAAATTTAATTGGTAACGGTGCCGTTATCAATTCGGGTCAGATTAATGTTACTGGCGATAAACCAAGCATTAAAGGCTTTGTTTTCGACTACGCAAATGTCGATAGCGGTGTTTACGTTATTAAGTTGTCTGGTTCAATTGGTTATGATGTTTCTGAAAACACATTCACCAACATAGCAGACCAGTATCCAGTATACGTTAGCGGCTCAGACGGACAGGTTGTAAAAAATAAATTCATACAAACATGGTTTTCGGTACAGAACGTACCAGCTTCTGATGGAGGCATTGTCAATAAGACCATAACAATTCATAGTAATGTGTTTAGACAACAAGTAGGGACAGCGGTAAACCTGATAAGCGAAGGAGGGAATCCTGATGGGTGGTTGCAATCCTCTTCTGCTTTTGAAGCTGTGACATGTACCGGTAATTTATTTGTCGATAACTCTACGTACCCATTTACGTACCGAGGGTGGAATTGTACCTTTGCTTACAATACAGTAATAAACTGTGAAGCAGTGACATTCCAGGGCGGTGGGTTCACAGTAATCGGAAATAAAGTTAGGTCATCATCTACAGTGGGTCTGGATTTCGGCAACTGCACAAATTCGTCATGCATCGGTAACGTTGTAGAGTTCTCGACGTGGGCCGGAATAGAAATTAATTCCTGTGAAAACTTGTCTGTAATGGGTAATTCTTTGAGATCTAATTCAATTCAAACCCCACCTTCTTCGAAATATGCCGCTGGTATTTGGGTGCATGGTGTTGGTGATACCACAGTACCACCTAGGGCGACTAAAGACTTGTCAATAACCGGAAACAATATAAAGTTTGGTTCGTCAGTCAACCAAAGATACGGAATATCTATTGAAAACTCTACAACGCAGGCGCATATTGCAAATAATACTTTGGAGAGTTCAGGTACTATAGCATCGATAGCAACAGAATCGACCGGAGTGAGTACTTTTGGTAATATAGATAATTTTTCAGCAACAAATCAGCAAATACAGTATGTTGGAACATTAACAGCTATTTCGTTACCGTCGCCCACATAATTTTAAGTGATTTGCCCCTAAGCTGGTTTCGTTTTTCTTTTTATTCAGAGTACCGAGACTAACGCTAAATGACAATGCGGTATACTCAAAATATGAAACCTATTGACGTAGAAGCGTATCGAAACGACCCACGCCTAACCACGGCGTGGCCTCCTAACTATGTACCGGAATACGAACGGCGCGTTACTCTGTTAAACAACATGCGCAGCGACCCGCAGTTACTCGCTGCGTTACGTGTTCACTACTCGGAAAACCCTATCGATTTTATACTGGACTGGCTCACAACGTACGACCCCCGTAACGACGGTCGTACGTTACCTAAAACGATGCCGTTTGCATTATTCCCTCGACAAATCGATATTATTGCTATGTTTCACGAATGCTACATGATCCGTGAATCCGCACTGGTTGAGAAATGTCGTGACGCGGGTATTACGATGTGTGCATGTGCGTATAGCGTGTGGGCGTGGTGCTTTGTACCAGAAATCACGATAGCGTTCGGTTCTCGTAAAGCTGAATACGTCGACAAGCTGAGCGACAATAAGACGATATTCGAAAAACTGCGTCAAATGATCTTACAACTGCCGCCAGAGTTCCAGCCTGTAGGGTTTGACAGGCGAGACGCTTTCATGCTTAACCGTATTCTAAACCGTGAAAACGGCGCACAGATAACAGGTGAGGGTGGTGACTCAATAGGTCGTGGCGGTCGTTCAAGTATTTATTGGGTCGACGAAGCGGCGCACTTAGAGCACCCTGAACTCGTCGAGGCATCGTTAGGTGATAACACAGACGTACGTATCGACATCTCGTCAGTGAACGGTACAGGTAACGTATTTTATCGACGCCGTATGGCCGGCGTTGAGTGGGAACCGGGGAAAGTGATTGCTCCAGGTAAAACACGGGTATTTATCTTCGACTGGCGCGACCATCCTGCTAAAAATCAAGAATGGTATGACAAACGTCGGGCTAAAGCCGAGGACGAAGGGTTACTTCACGTCTTTGCACAAGAGGTCGACCGCGATTATGCGTCGGCGGTACAAGGCGTTGTGATACCGAGCAAGTGGGTACAGGCGTGTATTGATGCTCACAAAGCGTGTAAGTGGCCAGAGCCTAGCGGTCTACGCATCGCGGCAATGGACGTTGCGGACGGCGGCGGGGACGTTAACTCACAGACGATTAAGCGTGGGTATCTAGTCGAGAGTAACGTAACAGATGGTCGTGAGTCTGACACAGTAGCGCGTGAGTGGTACAAACTGGCCGATATGCTAGGATGCAGTCAGTGGCGTTACGAGTCGACGGGTGTTGGTGCGGGCGGTCGAGCTGGTGCAAGTACGTATCGTCAAGCGCAACTAGATAATGGTCGCTCACCGGATAAACTACCAAGCATGGTTAAGTGGACACCAACGGGGGCGGTGGTAAATCCTAATTGTGACGTCGTGACCGGTGAATTCGTAGAGCCTGGTGATAAGGAGTCGATCCGTAATAAAGACTTTTACGCGAATTTACGCGCCCAGGCATGGTGGGCGCTTCGCAAACTGTGCCACAACACGTACAAGGTGCGTTACGAAGGTGCCGACATTTCGCCCGACGAATGTTTGTCATTGAACGGTAAAATGGAAGGGCTACATGAACTCGTTACAGAGATGTCACAGCCGACGTACGTGACGAACGCTAACACGGGTAAAATACTTATCAACAAAACCCCAGACGGCACCAAGTCACCGAACCGTGCCGACAGTCTGATGATAGCTGTATCCCCGATACGACCTGACGTTGACACAGACGTAACAGTCGGTGCGCACGGGGTAGATAGCGTAGAGTATATGGCTGTCGGTTAAGCCATGTAAAATAATACGTTGACAGGTTGCGTATCGAGTGCTAGGGTTATGCGTATGTAATACGTAACGGAGCACGTAGCCATGGTATTTAAATTCGAGTGTATCGACGTACAACACGCACAAATCGCGTCACTACGTCTCAAGGATTTAAGTCGTCGCACTGTAAGACTAGGTAAAGCGGTTGTTACGGACACTCCGAATGACCGCTTTTTCATTCGCATCTACTGTGAAGCAATGGCGTATACGTGCACACCTACCGACGAAGATATCGAAACACTGGAGCGAGAATATGAAAAATAAATACGACCGAGAAGCACAGAACTGGGCGCTAGGCGACTGGGAAGACCGTTTGGCATGCGAGGCACGTAACGATACTGTCGTAATATGCTGTGCGTTAATGCTTGTCGTGTGCAGCGTGTTCCTGTTCAACGGCATAGCGGACTGGATGGTGGGATTATGATACCAACTGTATTCCAGCGACTCGCCTGTTACGCTCGTGACGAGGAGAACAAACTACGCCACGACTACGGGTACTATTCACCTCTTATCGAGCTTGAGGTTGTACCGGACGGTTTGTGTGTCAAGTCCGTTGCAGGTGACGACTCGAAAGTGTTTCAACAGTGTATGACCGTTGCGTGGTTCGACATGACGGAACAATCGTGTATGACTGCGATCGACGATGTATCAGATGGTATGCGTGCAGCAATGAGTAAGGAGCGATAAATGGGTAAGCCACGATATAAAATGGTATATGATAAACCTTGCGTCTGGTCGTGCCCGGAATGTTGCTTTTACGAAAAAGGAGCCGATGGCGACGAATGTAATTTAAACATAGGGGTGATGTCTTGTGTAGATTCCTGTCGTACAGACTCACGTAACGTTTATTTCATAGAAGTGAAACCCCACCGCACTGACAGGGGCGCAGACCAATGAAACCTGAACGTATATTACTAACCCTCGTCGAGTCGCATCACGGTAATCCACTTCGACCCGCTCTAGAAACGGTGCTGTTTAAAACGATGAACGGCGAGCGTATCAACGATATAGACGTCGCAGCGTTAAAAGCCGCGTTCACCTTACACCCTATACTTGACACGCTCGACCAACAGGAACTACTAGAGTGGCTAGCTTAGCAGACCACCTAAAACGGCGCGACTTACCGGACTTCAAACCGGTGCGCCGTCCTGAACCTTGGCTACCGCTAGGTTATCCGCTCATGTCGTTAAACCTAGTCGACGAAGCTCAATTCGCATGGCATATCTACCAGCACCGCACGTATGTATCGTCCTACACTCTCCGTAAAACCCTTGACAAACTTAACGCCTTCCTCGTACTTATGGTATACTCGCGATAATAAATCGAAGCGAGACAACCGTAATGGCACGTTTAGACCTCACAGACTTAATCAATGCTATAAATAACGCAATACAGACAAACACGACGGGAAATATCACCGCACCGGTTTTAAACCAGTTGTTGCAAGACCTAACGAATAACCTGTACTTACCTTCTGTAGATACGATCACTGTAAATGGTACTGGTGGCGTGTCGACTATCACATTCAGCGGTGGCTCGTCTGTATCCATTGTCAACGGTGTAGCGAGTGTGTCAATTCCTGCGGCGTATCGCGGCGACTACTACGGTGAGATGAATATCACGAATAACGAGGCAAATACCGTTGTTATCGGTGCGGGCCAAGTCACGACCAGCGACGCTCTGTTACCTATCACATACAACACAACGTATTTTAAAATTCCTGGTTATTCCGGCGGGCTATCAGGCGGACTGACTTATAATCCTACAATCGGCGGGCTTCAAGCACCTGTCGCGGGGCATTACAAATTCTCTGGTTGGGCTTCAGTGCGTCACAGTGCTAACAGCGCGACCGTTGGTATTGTGTTCGGCATATGGCGCGACGGTACGTTCTTAGCTGCGTCACCAAGGCCGACTCCTGCGCGTATACCAAACACGGGTAACGTAGGGCTAATCAGCGGCGAGGGCTTGGCTGACCTGCTCGCGGGGGACGTAATAGTTCCGCTCATCGGTAGTAACGTAGCGGGTACGGTCACGATAAACAACTCCACACTCGTCGGGACACTTGTAGGAATTCCGGCTTGATTATTATAAACTAGCGGTATTACGTTACGATTGGAGCCGGTAAATGGCAGACGAAAAAACAGTAGACCAGACTGAGCCTGTCGCGGTTGCAGGCTTCGACCGCAGTGGGTCGTTTGGTAAAATAGACATTCTCGACGACTACCAGAAAGAGCTACGAGGTCGTAAAGGTCGTCGCACTATTCGACAAATGACCAACGACGAGACGATCGGGTCGGTGCGTCTAGGTATCGATGCGTTTTTCCGCACCGTAGAATTCCACATTGATAAGCCTGACGA